GGGAGGATCGACCATGACCGTCAATGTAACTCACGCGCTTGTCTTTGCGGTTGTGTCCAGTCTTGTGTGGCGCATGGTCAAGGGCAAGAGCATGATGAAGTAGACTACTTAGGTACACACTTCCCGTTCTCCATCTTCTCAGTCGGTTTGCACGACGGTCCCATTCCCATGCCCTCCGAGAAGGACATGCGACCGCCGCTGACGACGTGCCACGCGATGAAAAAGACCACCAGCGCAATTAACCAATTCTTTGCAGACATGAAAGGAAGACGCATTTATACATCCACGCAGAAAAAAGGCGCATCGGCAGGCAGTTTCGGAATGAGAAAGTCCTTAAACTTTGCAAGTTCCTTGCGTGGAACTGCATTGGCACATGCGCGCGCAATCTGTTTATATAAATCAAAATCGTGGTACCGATCATGATTGTCATGCGTTTTCCGATACAACACCGACGATCCATCCGGAAGCGTCATCCAGTGTTTGAACAACTCAAACAGCGGATGGTCGTATGCGTGATCGGGTCCTAACGGAAACATATCCCAAAACAAGGACGTTGCAAAGCGTGCCAAGTCAAACGACGGGTTTAACGGGATCCGTGCATGTGTCGGAGTATAAAAGGGTTCAATGTTGTACTGCCCTGCCGCCTCTTCGTCAACTTGGAACTGCGAACTCATAAAGAACCGAGGATCTTTCATACCCGTCAACCGAATCGACAGCGCTGCGCGATCGAAGTCAATCACCTTGATCAAGATTCCGTATGTAGGCACACGATAATACGATCCAATGTGCTTGTAGTACAGGTACTCTTGATCGGTTTTTACATACATGACATTGTTTCCATGCAGATCATTGTGAACAAATCCGAATGTGCGTTGGGCATACGTAAGTGCCATCACAAGTTGACACACAAATGCATAGAGGTGCGCCGGGTCCCGGTCCAGCAAATCATAAAAGGTGCCTTCACATACATCCATCACGGTTGTGACTGCAGGAACCTCTGAAAACGTTGCCCATGCAAAAGACTCCGGTTCTCCTTCCTCCTCTTCATCCTCCGACTCCTCTTCGCAGGCACACGATTCAATTTCAAAGACATCGTCTTCGGAGGATTCGCTTATGCTCGGATCATATTGCTGGGGCGCCGAATATTCCGTGGTATACTCTGTAGGCGAGGCATCTTCAACGTGCGCAACATCCACATCGTCCACCTCCAGTTCAATGTCCTCTCCTAGCAGCAGACCGTTCCGCTGGGAACGTGTATGTGTGAATGGATCTGCTCCCGGAAGTGCGCGCAACTTCAGTTGAAAGGTTTTTCCGACATTGTTCATGAACCAGGGACGGTCGGAAATGTCTTCGTAATCGTCAGAAATGTCGAGGACATGAGAGCGAAGGATCGATGCATAGATTCCGTACACCGTTGGGAAATGCTGGCATCCCGACAAGGACAAGAATGCAGAGGTCAGTGCACCCACATACGCTGCCGTGTGGGGACTTTGGATTCGTTCCGAAATGTCGCGCGCAACGTCTGTCGGTTTCGGAAGACCCGGTGCAGCATATTCGCCCTTCATCGTTTTAAAGGGCGACAAGATCATTGTCGTCTTGCGATGGACTGGCAGTGTCCGTCCAAGCGTTGTCTTGATGTGGGTTTCATCGACAATCGAGTCGACACCCTCTGGAAACTTCAGACCGTATTCAGAGACGCTGGACAAGTGTTCTGTCTTAAACAATTGTTCTAAACACGGCAAGAACGGTTGAACATTTGAAAGACCCCATACATCCCCTGCAAGTTTAGGAAGACGGTGTACCTTTGCATCCACGGCAACTGTCCTGAGTTCCTTGACCATTGTGATTCTGTCGCAAACAAACTGGTGGTTTCTCACGCAACGGCAAGGACTGCGGCAGTGGCAGTGGACAGATGAATCATTGCATGAAATAGACTCTGTACGCTCGGGTTTGGATCAAAACACATGGTCGAACACTGTTGACCCAAAAAATAGGCAACTAAACAATAGACAACGGACATGGATGTACACACTGCACTCCATCCCCGCGACTCGTAGATAGCACACGCAAAGTACTGCAGAATTGCCAGACGATCCACTGCCAAAATATCTTCACGGTGTGTCCAATGAAATCCAACGGATGTCGATGCAAGGAACACACTTGCACCCGATGTCCAATAATGACCACGGGTATAGGCAATGTATGCGGGAAGCAGGTACGAAAGTCCTGTTAGACACAAGAAGGGTGAAGGTGATCTATTCATTAGTGTAAAAAACACTGATATTATGTATATGCCTGTATACAATGAACTTCCAGTTGAGAAAGTTCGACATTAACATGATCCGAGATCGGTGCGAGATCGATTCTCGCAAGAGTCCGATGATCGTTGTCATTGGTAAGAAAGATACGGGCAAGTCTTTCTTGGTTCGAGACATTCTGCACGAGGCACAATCGTGTTTTCCGGTGGGCACAGTGATTTCCGGAACAGAAGTTGCCAACGAGTTCTTTCAGCACATGATTCCATCCAAATTTATTCATGACAAGTATACTCCAGAGATTGTTCAAAATGTCATTAAGCGTCAAATGAATGTAAAGCAGACACGAAACCGAAACAAGTCTCAGTCCGGATTAGATCCCCGCGCATTCTTAATTCTGGACGACTGTCTGTACGATTCCTCATGGATCAAGGAAGAGTCGACGCGCTACGTGTTCATGAACGGTCGTCACATTGACCTCATGACAATCATTACCATGCAGTATCCGCTCGGTATCACGCCCAATCTGCGCACGAATGTTGATTTCGTGTTCATTCTTCGCGAGAATATCCTGGGTAATCGTCGTAGAATCTACGAGAATTATGCAGGTATGTTTCCGACTTTTGATATGTTCTGTACCTTCATGGACCAGTGCACTGAAAACTTCGAATGCTTGGTCATTTGCAACAATGTGAATTCAAACAAGTTGGAGGATCAGGTGTTTTGGTACAAGGCGTCCGATCACCCACCTTTCCGCATGTGTGATCCAACCTTGTGGGCAGACAACAAACCCTTTCACTCTGCTATACTAGCTGGCGGCGAGTACTCGGCCGGTGCTTTGAAAAAGAGGGGTGCGGAACCTTCTGTTTGGGTCCGGAAGGAGGGCGCCGATAGGTAGACCGTGCACTGCCCTTCACTGCCGCCGCCGCTTTCGCCTCTGCAACCGCCTTCGCTTCTGCTTCTATCGTTTCAGCAGGAAGTCCGGGGAAGGTTTTGGCCGGAGGGGGAGGCGGACCATCAGCTGGACCGAGTGTCACTGAGACGCGGGATGAGTGCATGTTCACCTTCTCGACAAACTTGCTTAGAAGTTCATCTCCCCAATCGTAGGAAGAGTTGGATGTCGCCGGATTTCCACGAAGTGCAACAGTCTTAACCGGAGGCAAGTCACTTGCTGTAAATCCAAAATCAAACGCTGGGGCGACTGCAGCACTCGGAGGTGGCGAATCTACCGCCGGACTGCTCGAAGGTGGCGCAGCTTTTACCGGACTGCTCGGAGATGGCACAACAGCTCCCGGACTTCCACCCGGAGCATTAGCAGGACCTACATGAGCTTCAACAGGACTTGCAGGAGGAACCGCTGTTTGCATTATACATTAAGAATAAGAAATATATGTAAAGGGAACCTACGGGACTGCGAACAGGACATTTAAATCGCGTCTCGGTATTCTAGGGAAGTACTGACAATGAAACATAGGAATAGTTAGACCATGGTACTGCACCGTAAGCTCTGCAAGTGAAGCAATATACGCTACGATTGCTTGTCTCAACTCGAGAGATGCATACGAAGGTGTAAACGCACCACCCTTGTATAACTCAACTCCAGTACTACGACTACGCGTAGTCCAATCGGCAGGAATATTACAACGCATCACACTACTTGTAAGACCTGGATCACTTCGCATATAGTATTTTAATACTGGATTTATATAGTACATCCATTCTCCATCAAATGAAAATACAATTCCTCCATCAACATCGGGCACAGTCACTATAGACTCGAAATCAGATCCAGAAGGAGGACCAAATCCCATGTTACAGATTCTATAGCAAGCAAGTGGGTGTGTATGTATCGAATAATCGAGATCTCGACTATCTGTTTTTCCAGTCCTGGCATAGACAAGAGGTGCTTCGCATACAGGTGTAGGTCTGTCTTTGAGTTTAAAAAATCCGGAGCCCCCTGAACTAGGTTCTGTAGTAGCGGGGTCTGACTGCGGGGTTGCGTCTAGTAGCAAATGTCCGGGTTCATTTGTAGGTCTACGTACCATGATACCGCCTACTTCATGATCTAAACTCAACGCACTGTCGGCAGCATTGTCGCCGTCGAGTCCATTTGCAATATAACAATTGGAAATTTGAATAATCGTTTTAGGAACACCAACATTAGCTGACGAAAAATTGTCCAGTTCCCTGGACATGTATCCTGATATAAAAGTCATTCCCGGAGTAAAGTTGAGTGGTGTAGTTTTGTCTACTCCTATAATGTTAAACATTGCACATGGAACCGTCGGACTGGCAGTGGCGGCGGCGGCGCCGGTGGCGGGAGAGAAGATCTGTCCTAAAAGATTGTTAGACGATTGAGTTGAATGCATTGTGTACACACACCGTGGAAAGATAAATGCACCATCGACTACCTCTTGCAACCGCCTTGTTTCCTCAAATGATCGGTTCAAGTCACCAAAATAGTCAATACCCAACCATGCAGTCGTAGTGTTGTCTGGATCCTTTTCCGGAACGAGCGTTCGCGTTGCATCATCAAATCGTAGATACTCATATATCTTTGAAAAAAAACACGTGTTCAGTATTTCACCCACACTTCGACCCGCTGCACGCGCAAGGTATCTGTAAAACTCTCTGCCATGGCGTTTATCTCTAGTGTATCCGTAATACTCATGGATAACGCTTGGGTTTTTACCAGTAACTACACTGCTATAAAGAATGGGTATCATAACCGGGGGATCCGTTTTCGTTGCTACAAAACATACAATGCAATAGTGTACAAGACCGTGAGTAAAGTTGGAGATTAGACTCTCTGCGCTTGCATTTATGCCCTGTAATACTCCTTGAGCATTTACTGTATTGTAAAGTGTAACCAAGATCTGTTTCTGATATTGATCTGGTCCATCGAACCCTACACTAAAGACCAACCTATTAGGTGGTTCAGATTTACTAGGGATAAAATCGACGTTTCCAGTGTCGCTATAGTCCATCGCTGCCGCTGCCGATGCGCCACTCATTGTACTTTAGATCTCTTTTTTTACTCGCGAAGAACACCCTCACTCGGGTGCACGGGAACGGACGCCTCCTGCAGTGCCGCCGCTGCCTTTTCCTTCGCAACCTCCTCCGCATTTGCAGCACGGCGACGGGCATTCTCCTCCTTCTGCTTGCGAATCGACTCATCGCGCTGCTCGGCAAAGAACATCTCCTTGTTCACCTCATTCTCCTTGTACTTGCGCATGAGCTCATTCAGTTCCTGCTCCGCATACTCGACCTCCGGCATCAGGTGCTCCGACGGATCCCACGGCAACCACATACCGACCTTGCCGATAAAGAGATTGTCCTTCGGGTAGCGACGCTGCAGAACCTTGGCAAACATCTGCGTCTCCTCAACCGAGGCAAAGCAGCGACGAACCTTGACTCCGCGGATGTTTGTGCGGAACTCGACCTTGTTGTCGTACAGTTCCTGCAGATCCTTCTCATTCTTCAAGAGAAACACCTGGTACTGCTCGTGAATGTCCGTTGCTTTGACCTCGGCATTGCGGACCTTGACAAAATCCTCCGCATCCTTGAGAAGATCGTCAATCTTGATCGAATACTTTTTCGAGACAAATGCCATCAGGTGCTCAAGACCCTTGATCTTCCACTCGTAGTCCATCCACTCGACAAACTTCTCAAAGTAAAACTCCTCCTTCTGCTTAATCACCTTCTCGGGACTGATGAACGATACGATGCAGTACTTTTGCGTCGGGATCTCCGGGTCTTCCTCGAGATAGTCAACCTTCTCTCCGTCTTCCGTCTTGGGCAGTTCAGTGTAGGGCATGATTCCTTTTCTAGAGACACCTTAAAATCCTTTCAAGTAATAAACGATGGAGCGAAATCCGTATTCAAATCAACGTATGCGGACGCTGGCAGGTCTTGCCGAAGCGCTGCGCGACCTCAATATGGATCCGAACAATGTTGCCCAGCGCGGCATGCCTGTGCTTGTCGACGCAAGCAAGTACGTGGAGCATCTACAGGTGTTCGAGCAACGGATAGGAAGTGTAAAGGGTCTTATTGCCAACGGTGAAGATGTTCCCGCGGAAGTGGTGGATCCGGCACTTGAAGCATACAAGCAGATGCTTCTGATAGACAGCAATAAGGCAATGGAAGATGCCAAACGTATACTTGCGTCTCAAGGCGGGCGGCGTAGACGGCGTACGAGGCGGAGAAAGACGAAACGTCGTACATCTCGGCGTCGTATGGGTGGACGTGCAAAGATATTGCAAGCATAAGATAAATGTATTCCTTGTTCACATCCGCAATCCTCATGTTCGTGCTTACGCCCGGAATCTTGATCCCTGCCTTTTTGGGTGTCTTTTATTCAGCACTGCTTCATGCCCTCGTCTTCTACATTGTGCTGACGTACGTGTCCAATATTGTACCGTGGTGGGGCATTTGGATCCTTGCCGCAATCGCACTGTATGTCGGATTTCGTCCGCAGGTAGCTCGGTAGGATTTTCTTCTGACTCTTAAAACAAAATGGAGTCTAAACCGAAACCCACACCTGCGATGGGCATTGACATGGGAGATTTGGTGACGCGCTTAGTAAAATACGTTTTGGAGGGTCTGGCGGTTGCGATCGCCGCCTACGTCCTGCCTGGCAAGACAATGAAGGCGTCGGAGATTGGCATGATTGCCCTGGTGGCGACGGCGACGTTCGCGATCCTCGACATTTATGCGCCGAGTGTCGGCGCGTCGGCCCGCACGGGTGCTGGATTCGGTATCGGCGCCGGACTGGTCGGATTCCCGAGTGGCGGTCTGCGGGTCTAAGTGCTGCAGGGCATCAAGCATAACTTGATATCACCTAAATTCGCAATCACATACCGAATCATCAAGAACCAATCATTTTTCATGTGAATCTCGAGATTGTTCGACAAGTTTGAGCACTTGGTGAAGAGCACCAGATGAGGCAATGAATACGTGCCGCTTACAATCTCATCCGTCCTTGTCCTGGCAATGGTAATGTCTGATGTCGAGTCGCCCATCGTGACCGTCTGTGACGCGAATGGACCCTTGCACGTGAACGTTAAGGTGCTGCCTACGTTCTTGATATCGACTGTCTTTGCCGACAAGAGCGTCATGTCCCGACAAATCTTTTGAAAATCCATCGAAGGCATTGTGATGCGCGTGGCGAATTCCGTCTCGGGCATGTTAATGTCAGACTCGTCGCGATCTAACAAGTTCAACTTGTTGCGGATCCGACGCTTCTTTTCTCCATTTTCCAGCGTAATCGTGATATGGTTCGACTCTGCACGACTCACCGAAAAGGTGATTGTATCGTCATTCGTTGCCGTCTTGATAATCCGGTAAAAATGATCGGTGTTCAAACCGACATCTAACTTCGGCGCACTGTGATTGTACTCATAGTGCTCAAATTTGGAGGCATGGAGGCGCATGTGTGTGAGGACCGTGCGCGTATTGTCCATGGCAATCATGCGGATCCCGTCCTTGTCGAACACAAGACTCATCTCTACGAGCATAGACTTCAGACCTTCGGCAAGGATACGAATCGGAGCAGTTTGCACTGTCTTGGCAACAACAAGGTCCTCGCTCATTTCTTGTTCTTGCGTTTCTTCCTGAAAGTAGATTTGCGTCCCTTGCCGCGACGTTTTCCGCCGTTGCTTCTTGCGGATCGTTGTCTAGTACCAGGGTCAGGGGTACGTTCTATGGTTCGTGCGAGTTTAGCACCGGGGGTATTTGCGAGGATACTGCTTACAGCGTCGAGTGGCGGAAGACCCAATCTCGCTCTTTCCAGGGGATCTGTAGGATTTTGAGGATGTCCCAGCGGTTGTACTGCTGCGAGACTATTATTGATTCGCTGGCGCTTTTAACTTTCAAGATGTCTTTGTTGCTATTCTACAAGTTCTCGTGCACGAGAACTGCGCTGTGCTTCACTGCTTGCGAGTA